GATGCTAGGAATGGTAAGAATGGATATGTTACGAATGAAGTACATTGGTCTCAAGTTCCAGGCAGAGATGCTAAATGGAAAGAGGAGACGATGAAGAATACGTCCAAGAGACAGTTCGCTCAAGAGTTTGAGTGTGACTTCCTTGGATCAGCTGACACTTTAATATCTCCTGCTAAACTACAAACAATACCATTCACTGACCCCATATTAAGTAATGCAGGACTTGACGTACACAAGAGAGCAGAAAAGGATCACGAATATATTATTACTGTCGATGTTGCCAGAGGAATTGGTGGCGACTACAGTGCTTTTGTCGTGTTTGATATCACCACTCTCCCGTATCAAATCGTTGCCAAGTACCGTAATAATGAGATTAAACCTGTACTGTTTCCCTCGGTAA